AGGTTGTGTATGTTTAGTTGTGTTATGTTGAGATGAGTTTTGTTATGTCGGGTTGAGCCAGTCGGGGAAGTGAATGTTAAGTTGGGCAATGTTACGTTGTGTTTTGTTAAGTCAAGGCGTGTTTTGTCAGGTTTTGTTAAGTTAAGGCAGGAACTATAAATATGCAACTCAAGAAAGGAGAACTATGTCAGCTTTTAAACCAAAGTATCAGTTTAAAGACGGAGCATTTAAAGTTGCAAACTTAGATGCTCAAGCCGTAGGAGAAATGTGTGAGAATTTGTCAAGTACAATTGGACTTACGCCTAAAACACTTCTCGATGCCAATCGGGCAGATGGAACATTGTTACATGATTATTTTGAATGGCGTGATGATGTTGCGGCAGAGAAGTACAGAGAGGAACAGGCAAGATATGTTATTCGTAGTATTATTGTAGTAGAAGAAAATAAGCCTCCTGTAAAAGCGTATTGTCCCGTAATTGTTGGTAAACAGCGAACCTTTGAACACATTAATACTGTGGTAAAGAGTACGGATTTAACCGCGCAGATGTTGGAAAACGCTAAAAAGGAATTGTTTGCATTTCAGATAAAGTATAGCAGATTGAAGGATTATGTTGAGTTATCTGAGGTGTTTACAAGTATAGAAAATCTTAGAAAAGGAGAAAACAATGGGAAGATTCAGAGCAGATGAAGTTGACAACTATGGTGGAAATGGGGGAACAGGTTTTTTCTCACTCAGAAACGATAAGGACGTTGCGAGAGTGAGAATCATGTACAACAGCGCAGAGGACGTTACTGGTTATGCTGTGCATGAGGTCAAGATTAATGACAAGAAGCGGTATGTTAATTGTCTCAGAGAGTATAACGAACCGCTCTCTAAGTGCCCGTTCTGTGAGGCACGTATGTATCAGACTGCGAAGCTGTTTATCCCGCTGTACAACATCGATGAAGATAGAGTACAGATTTGGGAGCGTGGTAAGAAGTTCTTTGGCAAACTGTCTTCTGTTTGTGCAAGATACGCAAGCAAGGAGCCTCTTGTATCTCATGTGTTCGAGATTGAGCGTAACGGTAAGCCTAAAGAGACAAGTACCACATACGAGATTTATGATATTGAGAAAGACGGCACTACGCTTGAAGATTTGCCCGAAGTTCCCGATCCTATCGGCAGTGTGATTCTTGACAAGTCTGCGGACGATATGAATTATTATCTTGAGTCGGGAGAGTTCCCGCCGGAAGATGATAGTGCGCCTGTTCGCAGAAGAAGTCGCAGAGAGGAGAAGGACGAAGTTCCGTTTGAGGAGAATCGCAGAGGAAGCGGAAGACGAACTCCTGCGGGAAGACGTGAAGCGTTCTAAATAGGCGGAGGGCAACATGGCATTATTTAAAGTTCCTCAGAGAGCAGGAAAGTCAGCAGATAAAGCCATTGCTAGTAAGTCTAAGAATAAGAGTAAAGCACCTACTACTGTAAAAGGTAGTAGTGTGCTTTCTCAGATTAATCAGATAAAAGCGATGGTTGAAAAGAATCTTGGCAAGTTCAAAAATGATTATGTTGTAATCACATCAGAGGAAGTTTTGCATAAATATTTTATGTTCTGTATCGACAACGGAGTAATCAGTATCGATACAGAAACTACAGGACTTGACCCGATTCTTGATAAGATTGTCGGATTGTGTATTTATACGCCGAATCATAAAGCGGCATATGTGCCAATTAATCATGTTTCATATGTTACTGGTGTAAGAGTTGAAAACCAATTAACGGAACAGCAAGTAGCAAATCAATTTGACATGTTATTAAAGTACAGTCCCGATATTATAATGTTTAATGCAAAGTTTGATATGCGGGTGATTCGTAATCAACTCGGTGTTAAAGATATATATTGCACATGGGACGGCTATCTTGCAGGAAGACTTCTTAATGAGAATGAAGAATCGGGCGGATTGAAAGCACTTCATAAGAAATATTGTCTTAACGGACGGGGTGATGCGTTCTCATTTGATGCGTTGTTTAAAGGATTATCGGCAGATAAAATTCCTGTCAACACATTTTATCTGTATGCGGCACATGATGCGATTATAACCTATGAGTTATATCAGTATCAGAAACAGTTTCTTTATTATGACCCGACACAGCCTAAGAGTGCAAGAAATAGCATGAACGGTGTATCGTGGGTATTCTTTAATATAGAAATGCCGTGCGTGAAAGTAGTTTGCGATATGGAAGATAATGGAATCAAGTTTGATTTTGAGTATCAGAAAGTATTGCAGGAAAAATATAGCGCATTGATGGTTGAGAAGCAGGATTATTTTTATAAGTGTTGTTCTGTATATGCGGACGAGATTAGTAAATATCGAACAGCAAATGTTAATTGTAAGTTAGACGACCCGATTAATATTGGCAGTCCGACACAGATAGCAATTCTGTTATATGATATTATAGGAGTTGAGTCTGTCGATACTAAGAATCCTAGAGGTACCGGTGAAGCGATACTTCAAAAGATTGATAATCCTATTGCGAAAGCTGTTCTTGATTATAGGGAAGTATCAAAACTTGTCAGCACATATATTGAGAAGTTGCCTAATTGTGTGAATCCCAAAGACGGCAGAATACATTGTAGTTTTAATCAGTATGGCGCTGATACAGGAAGATTTAGTTCATCAGACCCGAACTTGCAGAATATCCCATCGAGAAACCACGATATTCGGAAGATGTTTGTAGCGTCTGACGGATATGTACTTATGAGTAGCGACTATTCACAGCAAGAGCCTAAGGTCATGACACAGATGTGTGGTGACCCAAAGATGATTAAAGCATATCAGGAAGGAAAAGATTTATATGCAGAAATTGCGGCTTTATCTTTCAATACTACTTACGAAAATTGCTTGGAATTTCGTCCTGATGGCACTACGAATCCAGAAGGGAAAAATAGACGAAGCCAAGCTAAAAGCATACTGCTCGGAGTGCTGTACGGAAGGGGTGTGCCTTCGATTGCTGAGCAACTTGGTACTACTACAAAAAAGGCTCAAGCAATAAAAGATTCTGTATTCAAAGGATTTCCTGCAATTCCTCAGTTTGAAGAAGATTCTTTAGACATGGCGTATGAGTTAGGATATGTAACTACATTGTGGGGCAGAAAAAGAAGATTGCCTGATTTGCAACTGCCTGAGTATGAGTTTAAGTGGGCAGATGGTGCTCCTCACGATGATGATTTGTTAGATTTTGACACTGATGATGTTATGAATGAACCCGAAGTTCCTGAGGAAACACAGCAAAAATATATACGCAGATTAAGACAAGCAAGATTTGGACAAAAGCGTAAGATATTTGAAGATGCAAACAAAGAAGGAATATGGGTTATTGATAACGGCGCTAAGATAGCAGATGCGGAACGTAAATGCGTAAATGCTAGAATACAAGGCTCTGCCGCAGATATGTCAAAACTTGCAATGATTTTAGTGGGTAACGATGAGAGATTGAAAGAACTCGGATTCAGACTTCTTATACCAGTACATGATGAATTGATAGCAGAGTGTCCTGAGGAAAATGTTGCAGAATGTTCCGAGAGATTTGCAATGCTTATGAGTAAAGCGGCAAAAAGTGGACTTGATATTCCTATTAAGTGTGATGTTGAGATAACGAAAGCATGGTATGGAGATAGTATTGAGATATGAGTAGTTACGATAATGTAGAGCCTAAAGAAAAATGGGAATTTGATGCGTCTGTTGCAGATTGTTTTGAAAATATGTTAGAACGGTCTATTCCTCAGTATGCAGTAATGAGAGGTGCTGTGTCCAATTTAGCATATAGAGTTATTACGGCAACACCTAAAAAAGAGAGTTTTCAAATTCTTGATATTGGATGTTCTGACGGACTTATGTTGGACAATCTCATTAATAAATTTGATGATTACGGTCATGGTTATTATTGGGGTGTAGATGTATCGGAACCAATGCTTGAAAAAGCAAAAAATAGATTTTCAGATAATCCGAATGTTCATATTTTAAAACAGGACATATCAGAAAAATTTTTATCTGGTCATTATGATATTATAACCAGTGTTTTAACATTACAGTTTATTCCGATTAATTATAGACAACAGATTTTGCAGGATGTTTATAATAACTTATCGTCTGTGCGCGGTGCATTTTTAATGGTAGAAAAAGTATTAGGAAACAGCGCAAATATTAATAATCTTTTTGTGGATGAATATCATAATTATAAAGAAGCACATGGTTATTCTAAAGAACAGATTGAACGTAAAAGATTATCACTTGAAGGTGTGCTTGTTCCTGTGACAAACGATTGGAACATTGATTTGTTAAAACAAGCTGGATTTAGACAGGTCGATGTATTCTGGAGGTGGATGAATTTTGTTGGATATATTGCAATTAAATGAGGTATCATGTGAACACACAGATATATTATAATACATTTAAAGACATAATGCAGAATTATTATGAGGCGCACAAAGATAAAACGTTTGCGTTGTTTTTATCAGCAGGATATGATTCAAGAAGTATATTATATATGTGCAAACAGTTAGATATACCTATACGATGTTATACTTTTACACTTATGGATAGAGTATCTACAGATTGTCGAGTTGCTGTGTCAGAGGCACAAATTTGCGGATATGATTACTCTGTTGTGTATATACCTGTTGACGAAAATACAATTATTTCTAATCTTGAGATGCTGGCACGTAAGTATGGGTGTAGATTAAAAACAGAGTTTGAGTGTGTGTTGCCTTTATATTATTTGCATAGAGCAGTTCGTGAGGATATTATATTTGTTGGAACGGATGCCGATAATTATTTTGCATGTGGCAGTAAGTACGGTTTTCATTATCGTAAATTTGGTGATTATGGTTTAACTAAATATAAAGAAGATAAGCCAAAAAATAGTGATACAAGATATTCGCATCAAGAAGTTTTTGCCGATGCAGAATTTAGGCAAAGAATGTTGCTGTGTGATGAATTTAATCAAATTGAGTTCGATCCATATAATACAAAACAAATGTATAATATTTTTGAAGGAACCAATTGGATCGAGGTGAATAAACCTGTTCGTAAATTGCCGATATATGAAGCATTTGAACAAGAGTTTTTACGAGAACCTCCGTATAGAACGAGTTATCAGTGTGGAGATAGCGGTATTCGAGAGTTATGTTCCGATGTGTTACTTAATTCTAAATATAATACGAGAGGTTATAAATCGGCTATTGGTTGTTATAATGAAATAGTTAGGGGTGTTGTTAATGATAGAGTTGTCCCAAAATTGTTTTAATAATTTGACCGTCGTAGATTTATTTTGTGGTGCCGGAATTGGTGCGTACGGAATTAAAAAGGCTGGATATAATATTATTTGGGCCGTTGATAATGATAGGGACGCAGTTATCACGTATAATTTAAATATAGGTAAACACGCTGTTTGTGAAGATGTAAGAAAGATACACGGCAGTAGTATACCAGCACACGATTTAATGATAGCAACTCCTGTGTGCAAACCATTTTCAGTCTGTGGCGCAAGACGATTGACAAATGATGAAAAGTACGGAGATTTATTAGCGGAAACAATTAGATTATTTTCTGAGTGCAGACCAAAGGCGTTATTTTTTGAAAATGTTGCCGGTCTAGTGTATGATGCGAGTCTTCCAATTTTTCTTGATTTCGTAACACAATTAGAAGATTTTGGTTATCATACATACTGGGAATTATTAAATTGTTGGGATTTAGGTGTTCCTCAAGAAAGAATACGTGTATTTTTAGTTGCAATAAGAAACGATGTGCCGTACGAATTTATACCGCCGAAAAAGATGTTATTTGGTAGAAAAGTTCAAAGGGACGCTTTTTATGATTTGCGGAATAAAACAATAGCAGATGTAAAAAATCATAATACGGATTTTATAAAACATTTTGATAATGAAATGGTGGTAAAACATCGACAGCGTTCATGGGATGAGCCTGGATATACTGTGTTATCAGATGCAAACTCACAACAATATTATCCTGAACCGAAAATAACAGATTGGAAGGATTGGAATAATATGCCAAGACGATTATCTGTTCGGGAACATTTACGATTACAGACGGTCGGTGATGATTTTTATTTTCCCGAAAACATTTCTATAAATAAGCAATATTTTAGATGTTCTGGAGTACCGAGTTTAGTGTCGTATAAATTTGGATGTGCTATAGCGGACTGTTTATTAGGAAAAACTAAACTTCGTAAACATACATTAAGAACAAAAAAATTATTTTAAGGATGACAACAAATGAATACACGAACGCCAACAAGAGTACATACGAGAAAACTTGATAGGTCAGTTGCAAGAGCGGCAATGAAGAAACAAGGACTTAGACAGATTAATAAGTCTATGATGTTTGAGCGAATCAGCCCATTTGGGTGTAAATATGTTGAAACGAGTCCTAGTTATTTTGCTGAGAATTGGAGAAAATATTAATAATAAGGAGGACAACAAATGAAGCTGACAATTAGTACAACAAAGTTGCAGGACATGGTGGCAAGAGCATCTAAGGGAGTAGGAAATAATAAACTTATTCCTATCACAGGTCTTATCTGCATTGAAGTGAAGGATAATAAACTCACGTTGATTACAACAGATGCCACAAATTATCTCTATATTATGGATGATAAGTTTGTGAATGATGATTTTTATGCTGTGGTCGATGCTAGTATGTTTGCAAAACTTATCTCTAAGATGACCTGCGAGAATATTACGCTTACTGTATCAGATGGAGTTGTGGCTGTTAAGGGTAATGGTAACTATAAGATTGAACTTCCTCTTGACGAGAACGGTCAGTCTATCAGGTATCCCGACCCGTTTAATAACGATATTCTTGCAGAGGCACAGAAAATCAACTTGTCAACTGTTCGGGTGATTCTTGAAACTTTGAAGCCCGCACTTGCAACAACATTAGAGATTCCTTGTTATACAGGATATTATGTAGGAGACAGCGTTATCGCTACCGATACTTACAAGATTGCGGATATGGATATTAAACTGTTCAATCAGTCTGTGTTGCTCAGTTCAGAGTTGGTAGATTTGCTGTCAGTTATGACTTCCGAGATTATACAGGTAGATTTTCTCAATGATGCAATTCAGTTCAGCACTCCAGACTGTAAGATTTTCAGCAGACCAATGGATGGCATTGATGATTTCGCAGTTGAGCCTATTTCTGCACTGGTAGATACTGAGTTCGACAGTAAGTGTGTACTGCCTAAGAGTTCGCTTTTGCAAGTATTGGACAGATTGTCTCTGTTCGTGGGAACGTATGACAAGAACGCAATCCGTCTTACGTTCACAAATGCAGGACTTGAGATTTCGTCTAAAGCATCGAACGGCATCGAAGTTATTCCGTATATCAGTAGTGAGAATTTCACAGACTTCACCTGCATGATTGATGTTCAGATGATTACACAGGAAGTTAAAGCAATTCAGTCCGATACAATTAATCTGTATTACGGCGAAGATAATGCTATTAAGTTCGAGGATGGCAATATCACGATTATTGTCGCACTTCTTGAGGATGAGGTAGATGATGAATAAGTAGTATTCGTATAAAGAGCATAGTCATATTGAATGTGGCTATGCTCTTTTACGTTGCACTCTTTTCTATTATGTGCTATAATATTAGAGTAGTAATCGTATCGTAGCACTTTAGAAAGGAGAAGCTATGAAAAAAGTAACAGAAGTATTGGCAGTAATCGGTGTGTTCGTAATTGTGGGTGCTATGGGAAACGATGATGTGATGGTAATGTCACACGTTGCGTATCCGCTTGTAGAAACAATGAAAGCAGTTTTAGTTGGTGTCGCACTGATTATGCCTGAGATTGTAAGGAGTGTATATGGCAAGAAATTCTCTTAAAAATGTTATGCGACTGATTGATGCCGCAAAGGAAGTATTACCGCCGGAGCAAGCATTTTTGAATGACTTGAAACGGTCAATAGAAATAACAGCAGATAGTTATACAGGATTGCCGAGTAAGACGTACAAGCCGTCAGGTATGAATTGTATTCGTGCTTCATATTATCAACTTACAGGAACACAACCTGACCCCGCATCTTCAAGTTTCATGGGAGTTGGAATCTGTAACAGCGGCACAGATATTCACGTCCGTATTCAGCAAGCTATAGAAGATATGAAAAATAACGGAATGGATTGTGAGTACGTGGATGTTGCAGATTATATCGAGAGCAGACGATTACAGAATTGTGGACATATCGACTATCTGAACATAGTTTCTAAGAACGGTATGGAAACTAAACTGTACAATACTAAACTCAATATGTCATTTATGTGTGACGGTATAATCAGATACAAAGGACATTATTATATTCTCGAACTTAAAACGGAGAATAGCTATAAGTTCATGAACAGGAAAGATGTTGACCCGTCACACTATAATCAAGCAACGGCATACAGTTTAGCTTTAGGTATTGATGAAGTTCTGTTCGTTTACATTAGTAGGGATATTCTTGATATGAAAGCCTTTATGTTTAACGTAACAGGAGATATGAAGGCAGATTTAATTGGATATATCGAAGAATGTGATGGATATGTAAGTCGTATGATTGCTCCTCCAAAGCCCGAGAATGTATCTAAAAAGGCGTGTACTTATTGTGGATATAAGACGCAATGTAAGAAGGACGGTTGATATGGCGGTTAATAGAGGTAAAAAGTTCGAAGATGTTGTTCGTAAGGCATTTGAAAAAGTGCCCGGCGTATCTATTGATAGACTTCATGACCAGACAACAGGATTCAAAGGCAGTCAAAATATCTGCGATTTTATAGTGTATCGAGAACCGTATGAATATTACTTTGAGTGTAAATCTGTTAAAGGAAATATTTTGCCGTTTCGCAATATCACAGACACTCAATGGGATGGACTTCTTGAAAAATCAAAGATACAAGGCGTGACAGCAGGAATCATTTGTTGGTGGATAGATAAGGATGTTACAAAGTTTATTCCAATACAACTTTTACAGTATATGAAAGAGTGTGATAAGGTTAAAAGTTATCGTTATGAGTTTGGCGGATATGAGCCAAGACAATATACTGCAATAGAAATAAAAGGAAAAAAGAAAAGGGTTTTCTTCGACTATGAAATGGAGGACTTTTTGAATAATGTATGACAAAGAAGAATCCGCAATTTATTATTTGTTTAAAATGAAGTTTGACGAGAACTGGGCAAAGAAAGCATCAAATGTAACGTTAATAGGCATGCGTCAATTTTTATTGAAAAAATTAGAAATTGTGGAGCGTGAGTTAAAAAAGTTCGATTGAGGTATAATATGAAATTTCATTTGTCAGATGAAGAACTGGATAAAGTTAATGAGATAAAAGACAGTGTGGAAGAATATAGTATAACAATAGATAAGATTGTTTCTGATATTGTAAAGCCATATTGTAAAGACCTTGATAAATATGTGGAGTTCATTAAAGAGTGTTTGAAAGATGGTGAGAATCCTCCTACATCAGATGAACTCGATGATTTCTGTCTTAATCTTTCCACATATATTTACTTTGCGGGCGGTATGTGTGAGCAGTTGGGTATTCGTGACGATATTTCAAAAGCAGTATATAAAGAAATGTATCACACAGCAAGGGCAAGTCAAGAAACAGGAACAATCGCAGATAAGGATTCTCTTGCAGAATTAGCGTCACAGGAACAGTTTATAGTATCCTCTGCTTATACAAGAGCCTATAAGTTATTGAAAGCAAAGGTAGAAAACGCACAGGAACTTTTGTCAAGTTGTAAGAAAGTTTTAACACGGCGCATGACAGAGATGGAACTTACGAGAATAGGCGGTAGCGGTAAATAGGAAGGAGATGCGGAATGAGTACACTAGAGGCAATTGGTCTATTTGTTTTAAGTGCAGGATTATTTGCTCTTTTTGATGTGTTTTTTGCCGGTATGTGTTGTGCGCTGTTTGACCTTGATGATGAACAGTCGTGGATTCCATGTCTACTTATCGGTGCGGCGATATACGGTGGAACAATGATATTATTGTAAGAAAGGAGAACCGAATGAGCTATTTCCCGGAAGACATTCCGTTTATGAGCAAAGAAGAATTAAGAAAAAACGGGATAAGAATACCGAAGGATGCGACCGACAAAAATGTCGGGACCACGGACGCAAGACAGGATTTCATGGACATTGTTTATGCGGAACTCGCATCCGATCCGGACAACAACCGGGCGAACAGGATCATATGGGCGGCAGACGGGTATGCGGACAGACGGGTAGATGATGCATTGCAAGTGATAAAAGAGCAACAATCCGTAAAGGTTGGCACGGACTTGGCAGAGGTTGGCACAAGGACAGTAAGAGGATACCCGATAGACGCAGATGCGCTCATGGAAAAGGTGGCAGAAGAATACGGAGAAAGAGCACGAGATACATTGTATCGCATTATTAGAGATATGCCGCCTGCAGAGCCGAAAAGGATGAGAGCAACGTGGATTTCCAAAGTGGCATTACAAGACGGTCAAATAACGTTGATGGACTATAAGTGTTCAAACTGCTCACACCACAGGGGGAAGCCGATGAACTTCTGTGAGGTCTGCGGGGCAAAAATGGAGAGGTGAATTTTAATGGATGAATTAATCAGCAGACAGGCGAGAAAAATGATGTTTAATATCCAACCTGTCAAACCGATTTTTCCAAAAAATGAAAAAGAAAAGAGAGATTTAGAGTTATGGAATGCAATTACAACAGCAATTCATTTATGCGGATTAAATGGAGAAGATGTAACAGCGATGGGTTTAGAAACGCTGAGGCAACTTGGAAGATATGATTTACTTCCGCCATGTGAGAGGAGAACAGAATGAGTGAATTAAGTACATAGAATGTAATCAGTTTAAAGGATTCAGCAGATGGGAACCGAAAGAAGGTGAATGACATGCATAACATAATATGGATACTAAATGACGGAAGCCTTAGAGAGTGCGCAATGTGTGAATATTATACAGATGAACCACACGCGATAATAGATGTTTGTTTGGGGTGCCGGCATGAGTATCTTGCACATACCGATGATGATGCCAATGAGATGGATTGTCCAAAGCCGGATTTATTTAAGATGAAAGGCGGTGCGGAATGAAATATATAGCAGGAATTATTCTTTTATTTGTTGTGTTATTGGGAGTTGATTTTCTGATTTCCGCTCTTATCGTCAAAGGTATTTGTTGGGCGTTTGGGATGGCGTTCTCTTGGAAACTGGCAATAGGCGTATGGCTTATCATATCGCTTCTGCAGGCTGTTTTTAAGACGAATGTGAGCGTAAAGAAGTGAGGTGACGGAATGAGTACCGAAGATAAATTACAGTGTATCGCTTTTGCACTTATAGGCATTATAGGTATCCTGCTTTTGGTGATTGCGATAGGAGGGTGACGGAGTGAAAATAACAATAGAAGTACCAGATGGGACATTGGTAGTCGTAGCGACATATATCTATCCGGACACAAAGTATCCGCAAATGTGCGTAGGGACACACGTGATGGACAGTAATGACATAAAGGAACAAAAAGAGGTGATGGAATGAGCATATTGATTAAGGGCATAGAGATGCCGAAGACATGCGTTGAGTGTTACATGTGCCATTATAGCATCTGCGTAATTACGGAAACTGATTGTAACGCAAGATACTCACGTAGAAATGATGATTGCCCGTTGGTAGATGTAAAGGATGGTGATAAGGATGTCGGTACTGATTAAGAATATAAAAATCCCCGAAAGCTGTGCAAAATGTAGATTCTGTGTCAACGGATTTACGGACGATGCACCGATGTATGAATGTGCCTGCGAATCCTACGAGAATGTGTCTGTATTGGTCGATGACCGCGGAAAGCCTTTTGATTTCAGACCCGAATGGTGTCCGCTCATTGAAGTCCCACCGCATGGCAGGCTGATTGACAAAGACAAATTGAGACGAGAATTGTTTTTGAATTTTAATGGTGAAAGAATACCATTTTATGATTGTGACAATTTTCCAACAACGATTACATACAGAGATTTGCACAGCATATTGTCAGAACAGCCGACCATCATTGAAGCAGAGGGGTGACAAGATGAGTACAGGCATAAAGTCCCTTGATTTAATTTTAGTAATGTTATTTGTATATAGCATTGTTTTACTTGAAATGTGTTTAATCTATTTATCACTTCATACGTTAATGTGGTTAGGCAATGTGTTATATGAACATAATAAATTGGCACATACAGTAATCGATTTTGGTGATAACATTTTAATTAGTATCTATGAGTATATTAGTTGTATATTGGAGGTAATATGTCATTTTTGGGGGGCTTTTGTGGAGCGTTTCTCGGAGTTTTTGTCGCAGAAATTGTCCTTAGTTTCTTCGATCCTGACGCAAAGGTATTTGATAAGTTCATCAAGAAAGAACAATCTGATGAGGATTATTAATAAGAAAGGAGATAAATAATGGAACACATTGTACAGTTTGCTATTGGTATTGACGATGAGGCTATTAAGAAAAGAATTGAGGAATCTGCTACAAAACAGGTAACAGAGAAGTTGAAAGAGCAGGTCACCGGCGCAATTCTTAAAAAGGACAGTTGGAGCGGATACATGTCGCTCAGTACAACCGGTCAGGATATTGTAAAAGAAGTTATGGAGCAGTATAAAGACGAGATTATCGCAGGAGCGATTAAATCCGTGGCTGATTCTATTAAGAACAGTAAGAAGTATAGGGCAGTATTGGCGCAGATTGCAGACGATATGTTGACAGCAAAGGACGGAGATAGTGATGAATGATATTCATAAACACGATGCTGGAAAAGCAGTACTTACACTTGTTCCAAGAAAGATACTTTGGGCGATTGCTAAAGTTCGTATGTATGGATTAGCTAAGTATCCCGAAACTGGTGAGCATGGGTGGAAGACACTTGATATTAACAGAATTAAAAATGCGACCTATCGTCATTTTTTACTGTATCTTGATGACCCACATGGAGTAGATGAAGAAAGTAAGTTACCGCATTTGTGGCATCTTGCTTGCAATGTAGCATTTTTATGTGAAATGGAGGAGTTCGATGAAAATAATTGAACCGAGTTTTGAGTTTGTTACGCCCATGTCAATGATTCTTGGAAAAGTAATTATGAAACGACTGGAAAAAATCGGTCGCGTTTGTTATAAATCTGAGGATAAAATTACCGATGATAGTTATGAGAAGTTTCTCCGCGGTATTATTAAAAGAGGACATGAGTCTGTTCTTGAGCATTGTTCCATTACTGTGAAGTTCGTTTGTGATAGAGGAGTAACACACGAAATTGTACGTCATAGAATAGGAGCATATAGTCAGGAATCTACACGATATTGTAATTATTCAGGTGATAAGTTTGGCAATGAAATTACTGTTATTAAGCCTTTGTTTTGGGATGAAGAAAGCTACAGTTACAAAGCGTGGTATGATGCTTGTCAGTTTGCAGAGGACGCATATTTTGAATTATTACGAAGTGGCGCATCTCCTCAGGAAGCAAGGTCAGTTCTGCCTAATAGTCTGAAAACAGAGATTGTTGTTACCTATAACATCAGAGAGTGGAGACACTTCTTCAAGTTGAGATGCGGTAAGGCAGCGCACCCGCAGATGCGTGAAGTTGCGATTATGGCACTGAAAGAATTTTATAAGTATATGCCCATACTGTTCGAGGATATTTATACAGAGATAATGAAAGATGAATAAACCCGTAGAATTTGCGCTTTACAAGAAAGTATCTAAGCTGTCCTATAATGACTTTAATCGTTGGATAGCAAATATGTATACAATAGCGTTCAAAGACGGTGCTGATGCGGCCTCACTACCTGAAAACTGTGAGGCCGTATTGTCAGAGGACCGTTTAATGGAAATCTTATTGTCCGTTAAAGGAATTGGCGAGAAGCGGGCAAATGAAGTGATACAGAAGATTTTAGCAGAAGGAGTAGAGAATGGGCTTGAAGATGAATGAGATAATGGGCAACGTTAATAAGAGATTCAAAGAGGATATTATAACTCAAGGACTTAATGAGTTTTCTTATAAGCGTATCCCGTTCACATCTCCTAGAATGAATTACTGTACGTTCGGCGGTATTCCTGTTGGCAAGATTACAGAGTTCTATGGAGAAGAACATGGCGGTAAAACAACTACGGCTCTTGATATTGTAGCAAATTATCAGAAGTCAGATGATGGCAGAGCAGTTCTGTATGTGGATGCTGAGAATACACTTGATGCAGAATGGGCAAAGAAACTTGGTGTATGTTTAGATAATGAACAGTTTTATTTAGTCCAGCCTAAATCACAGTCCGCGGAAGAGTTGTTTCAGATTATTGAAGATATGGTAGATACAGGAGAAGTTGGTCTTTGGGTGCTAGACAGTATAGGAGTTCTTGTTTCTGCATTAGAGTTGGACGAAAAAAAGACATACGAAGATAAAGTGTATGGCGGCATATCGCTTGCGTTGACAAGATTCTCCAAGAAGATTGAAATGCTTATGCAACGTCATAGATGCACAGGCATCGGCATCAATCAGATTAGAGATAATCTTGCAAGTATGTACGGCGGTATATCTACTCCCGGTGGTAAAGCATGGAAGCATTGTTGTGCAGTTCGTATGCAGTTCAGTCGGGGAAGTTTTCTTGACGAAAACGGTAATGAAATAAAGCGTTCATCAGAGAATCCTGTTGGTAACGTTGTGCTTATGAGTATGACAAAGAATAAAACATGTTCCGCATCGAGAAGAACAGGATTTTATAGTCTGAACTACGAAACAGGTATAGATTATATTCGTGATTTAATTGATGTTGCCATTAAGTACGATATTATCAGAAAGTCGGGAGCATGGTTTGATATAGTAGATGTTGAGACAGGTGAGATTATAGAAGGCAAGATTCACGGACAGGCAAATGTGTATGAGAAGTTGTCTGAGGATTCGGAATTGCTTACAAAAATTCAGAAGTTAGTAGATGATGCGATTTATCGGTAATAAAATTCATGCTTGTAATGTTAGAATACGTGTGCTATAATTATAGAGTAGAAATACAACTATGAACACTCTTGACTCTTGAAAGGAGAAAAGCACATGTTGACCTTATTGAAAGATTGGGCAGGGACTATATCTATTAATGATAAGTCTTATGAAAATGTCCAAGATGCTGTGAGCGATTTTAAGCGCACTAGCGAACAGATACATATAGTTCTGCATAGTAGCGTGAAACGTGCGAATACAAGCGAAATACAGCGTCAGAACGTTGTTTCTAGTGATGATGTACAGCAGTACAAAATCACTGTCAAGAAGTATATGACGCAGAAAGGAAGTCCTGCGTTTGACTTCATGACAAAGTGGAACAATGACAACCCGATGCCATACCGTACTATGATTGGTACAGTAGAGAAAGAGACAAGAGGTATGGTGTACATGAAACTTCATGCAGATATTTATGCCGAGCGCATTTGTACTTGCATGAAGTGCGGAAGAACATTGACGAATCCTGTCAGTCAGTTCTTCGGTATCGGTCCCGAGTGTGGGGGACATAATTACGTTAATCCATTTAACAGCGATGCGGAACTTAAAGCGGCTGTGTCAGCATATAGAGCAGAGTTGCAGAAAGTGAAGTGGAGCGGTTGGATTATAAAAAGTGCAATCATAGAAAAAGAGGAGGTAAAAGTATGATTCACGTAACTCAGGAAATGACACAGTTTAAGGGAACAAAGTTGGATTTGTCGGTAGAGTTGACTGCGTTACTCCGGCATTGCTTCAACGAGCATGTTTTCACGAAGGAAGATGTTCTGTACTTTATCGATTTGGCAAGTAAGACAACGGAGGAACTTCGTGCAGAGAACGATAAGAAGTCTGAGGAAATCAGACAGCGCATTGATGATATGGATATGCCTGACGAAGTAAAGGACATGTTGAAAGATTTGGCGAACGTGTGCCTGAAATGATTTTAATGGGACGCTTACAGCAAGTGGTTATTTAACAATAGGCAAATTCGTTTTTGTAATCCTAACCAAATAGCGTCCTGAATACAGAGGTAGTTTAATTGGTAAAACGTTAAGCGGTATCATGTTAGTGATACGGACAGCAGATTTTTCTATTCGACTGGTAATCGAAAGTTGTAGGTTCGAGTCCTGCCCTCTGTATTAGAGTTTTGTTTGGAGTAATTATGAGCAGTTATCAGAGAGTGAAAAGAAAAGGCAAATACTATTATAAACACGATGAGGTATGGAAAAGCTATTATGGCGAAATATCAGAGGGAATGGTTGTTCACCACATAGATGGTAATAAAC